CGCTGCTCCAGCTTTCTCCCGTCGGATCCCTGTTCGGATTCGCCGGCCGTCTTTGGGCTTCGACGGTTGGTAACCCGTGCCCAAGAGGCGGTCTCCGGCGGTAAGGTGGTATTCGAGACGTCTTAGGACGTCTCGGAGATCCTCCGCACCGCTCGAGGTCGACCTCTCGGCGTCGCGCACCGTTGCGCGAATCAGGTGATCTGCCCGCCCGCTCGACCCCGCATCTGATCCTCCGTGAAGGATCCAGCCTGCGAGGAGAGCTGGCGTGGGGGCGCCCACCCCAGACCCACCGGCTCCTGTGGGTCCGGGCACTGCGCCCTTCAGTGCTAGTTTTGTCCGCGTCTTTACTGCGAGCTTAGCGAGACGGTCGCCTTTAAGGTTGGCCTTCGCCAGGTGTTCCAGGACTCCTGAGCGTGTTTCCGACAGGCCCCACCCAGACCGCGCCCCGCTGGCTTCTGCCAATGTGAGGTGCATCCTGAAGTGGGCGCGGTAATCGGGCCACTTGGCCCCTTTAACCGCTACCAGTCGCTCGCAGAAAACTGCGTAGTTGGCCGAGACGTAGCTTTTAGCTACGTTGACGACGAGTCCCGCTGACTCGAGGTGGGAACGATAGGACGCTTGTTCCGATGCCGTCCAGAAACCCACTAGGTCGTCACCGCAGATCGCGTGGGCGGGCCTGCCTGTGTGGTCGTCCTTCCGGTTCGGCCTACAGGTGGTCTCAGCCCTCCATGCAGCCCACGCGTTGATCAAGGACAAGACGGGCCAGGCTAGTCCTAGCCCCATGTGCACTCCACATCTTGTGTACCTGCCATCCTCCAACCTCTGCGGACCAAGCAGGCGGTCGCCAAGGAGAGAAACTTCTCCCGGCTCCTGCAGTTCTCGGCAAAGACACGCCCACACGTACTGTGCCAAGTCGTGTGGGATGTGATCCGACGCCGCAGACAGGTCAGCAGAAAAGAGGTGGCAAGGCTCCTTTCGGCCGAGCACGAGGCCGCGGTTGTTGGTGGACCAAAGAGGATCAAAGGAATCGAGCAGGGCGCCTCGAGTAACTTTGAGCTTCTTCAAGACCGGCAACACGCGACCGTTCAGAACTCGGCTAACGTGGGCCGCGCACGCGTTGTGGAGAGAGGCAACCCTCACCTTACCCCCGGCCTCCTGTAAACCCAGAGGTCGGAGCGTGTCTACACCACCAGCGAGCACATCTTCCGCCGCAAGGGAGAAGAGCTCACGAGCACTGCGGGGCAGGTTACCGACAACACGCAGCCCGGACGGCTGTGCATGTCGTTTCCAGTCCCACGCGTTCTCGTTTCCGTCGATGATGTCGAGGAGCAGGGCCACACCGGCCCGTATGGTACTACGCTCGACGGTGACCTTGTTGCCC